CTAGCTGAAGAATACAACCTTAGCGATGAACAGCTTATGTTTAGACGCCGTAAGATTGCACAGAACGGCATTGATCTATTTCGCCAGGAGTACCCTGCCTACCCTGAAGAGGCTTTCCTAACGACCGGTCGTCCGGTGTTTAATCCAGAGCAACTTCAGAAATGCCTTACCGAAGCAAAAGATGTGAAAGAACGCATGGCCCTCGAGGGTGATGAGTTCATCAACAATGCTCGAGGTGAGCTTACAACCTACCTCAAACATGATCCAGGAGGCCAGTATGTTATCGGTGCTGATGTGGCAATGGGTGTGCGTAACGGAGACTACTCAGTCGCCCAGGTCCTCGATAGCAAGAAAAGGCAAGTCGCTACATGGCGAGGACACGTCCACCCGGACTACTTCGCTGAGGTCTTATTTGCCTTGGGTGAATACTACAACACCGCCCACATCATCGTAGAAAATAACAGCCATGGCATCCTAACATGTACCAGGCTGGGTAAAGATATGGCCTACCCATCGTTCTATCAGGAAATCCAGGTAGACAAGATTACAGACCGTGAGACCGTCAAGTTAGGATTCACAACAACAAGTAAAACCAAGCCCCTGGTCATTGACCAACTTCGTGCCGCGATGCGTGAGGGCGAGTTAACTCTAAATGACAAAACGACTATCCGTGAAATGATGACTTACATCGTTACGGAGAGCGGAGCTATGGAAGCTGAGCCTTCATGCTTCGATGACTGTGTCATGTCCTTAGCCCTGGCAAACCACGTTCACGAAGGTGCCTGGGAACCTGTCGAGACCCCCGAAGAACTATATGTAGAAATGGTATAATCAATGGCAAAGATCGAAGATTATGAAAAGCTCGAAGAGAGCGATATCGTAACGATAGTTGACACTAACATCCGTCAATCTATTGGCTACTACGATAGCGATCTCAGCCGTGAGCGTAAGCGTGTAATGGACTATTACAACGGTACGCTTCCAAAACCAGCCCATGATGGTAATAGCAAGTACGTAAGCCAGGACTGTTTCAACCAGGTTGAATCAATGAAGGCTGCGCTACTTGAAACCTTCAGTGCAGGTAACCGCATCTGTAAGTTTGCACCACAAGGCCCTGAAGATACAACAATGGCGGCTGTATGCTCCGCGTACACTGATTATGTAGTCTTCCGGCAAAATGATTTCTTTGGTGTTCTTCGGTCAGTGATTCACGATGGGTTGGTTGCACGTGTAGGTACAGCCAAAGTGTTCTGGCAAGAATCCACACAAACCGACATGGAGACATTTGAGAACATCACACAAGATGAACTCGATATGCTCCTGGCCCAGGATGAGAACATCGAGCTAGAAGACAGTGAGACAGATGATTTCGGGATGCTCAGCGGAACAATCGCTGTAACCCGGGACACCAGTCAAGTTGTTATTGAAGCTATTCCACCTGAGGAGCTATTAGTCGAAAGCCAGGCAGTTAGCCTGGACATCGATAGTATTAACTTTGTTGCCCACCGCACACGTAAGACGCTCACTGAGCTTCGGGAAATGGGCTATGATGAAGAAAAGCTCCAGGAGATAGGTGACGGTCATGAGGATGTGGAACTCGAGACTGACCCAGAGATCCTTGCACGTCACGATGATATTGGCGCAGACCGTGGTCACTCTAACCATGGCTACCAGGATCAAATCCGTAACATCATGGTCTATGAGGCCTATATTAAACTAGATGTCGAAGGCACCGGTATTGCTAAAATGCACCGGGTTGTTAAAGCAGGTAACGCACTCCTGGACATCGAGCCGGTCAATCGCTTGCCGTTTGTGACCTTTGCGCCGCTGCCGGTCCCACATAGCTTCTATGGATCTAACTTTGCTGAGAAGCTTATAGCCACCCAGAACGCCAGGACAGTCCTGACCAGGTCGATCCTCGATCACTCTATGATTACCAATAACCCGCGTTACATGGTTGTTAAAGGTGGCTTGAGTAACCCCCGCGAACTGATTTCGTCACGCTTAGGTGGCCTTGTAAACGTAACAAGACCTGATGCTGTCACACCAATGCAGCAAGCGTCACTCAATCCGTTTGTCTTCCAAACCATCGACATGCTTGATCGAAACGCAGAAGACAACACAGGTACTAGCCGTCTTTCACAAGGCCTCTCAAAAGATGCAGTGAGCAAGCAAAACTCAGCTGCAATGGTCGAACAACTCGCCACTATGTCTCAGCAGCGGCAAAAGATTATCGCACGTAATCTGGCCTCTCAGTTCGTTAAGCCTCTTTTCCACATGGTTTATCAGATCTGTCTTGAAAATGAATCTCAAGAGAAGATCGTAGAATTGTCTGGGCAGTATGTAAGTGTCGATCCTTCACGTTGGGAAGATAAGCGTGATGTCATGGTCGAGCTTAGGCTGGGTTATGGTGAACAAGAGAAAGAAGCTCAGAAGCTTCTAGCCTTGCACCAAATGTTTAGCCAGGACCCGACTATCCAACCTTTATATTCGCCACAGAACCGATACCAAATGCTCAAGCAGATCCTCGAGCAGCAGGGTATCTTGAATGTTGAGGACTACCTAACACCACCTGATCAACTACCACCACCTGAACCAGATCAAGCCCAGCAGATGCAAATGCAGATGGCCCAGAAGCAACTCGAGCTTCAAGAGCGTCAACAAGCCCTGGCAGAACAGAAGGCTCAGATGGATGCACAAATGGATCAGATGAAGATGCAGATGGAGCAAATGAAAGCCCAGGCATCACACGCCCTTCAAGCAGATAACATGGATCTTAAGGAAGCTCAGCTTGCTCATAAGAGACGTATCGATGAAGGCGAACTGGCAATCCTCAAGAGAACTGAGGACGTCAGGGGCATTGTTAGCCCGACAGGATAAAACGCTAATTAAGGAGAGCAAACTATCATGTTCGATGAAAAAGAAGAACAGCTTATCAATATGGGCAATTCGGCTGAAGCACTTCTCAACACTGAAGTCTTTACCCAAACAGTTAATACCATGGTGGATGGTTCGTTCCAGGCCTTCTGTAATTCAAAACCTGAAGAAACAGCGGTCCGGGAACGCACCTACAACCACTATCGAGCGTTGGTCGATATCGTCAGTACGCTACAGCAACGTGTAGCCATTAAAGACGAAATCGTAGCGAAAGCTGCCAGCGACAGTGACAACAACCAAGAGGATGCTTAGCACCATGTCAGACGTGCAACAAAACACCCCCTTAGATATCGAAGATGCCATTCTGGCAAAGTGGGAGGACGCTGAGACCCAGCTATCCGAAGACACGACAGAGGCAACACCTCAGGATGATCAAGAAGAGACTACAGACATCCAAGAGGTTGATGAGGATACAGACGAAGACCTAGAAGACGAAAGTCAAGAAACCGACCTTGATGAAGATGAGGAAACCGAAACCGATGATGATGAAACAGATGCTGAAGATGAAGAAGAGGATGACGCAGATCGTCCAACGCTTGATGATGAAGCTGAAGTTGAAGTTCTGGTGGATGGAGACGCTCGTAAAGTATCGGTTTCAGAGCTTAAGCGTCTATATGGACAGGAAGCTGCCCTCACGCGCAAGTCTCAAGAAACAGCTAAGCAACGTAAAGAAGCTGACGCTGCAATGGAGAAAAGTCACGTTGTGTTCCAAAAGATGCTTGAAAAAGCTCAGGAACGCTACAAGCCGTATAGTGAAGTCGATATGCTTGTTGCTAGTAGAAGTATGGCAACAGAAGACTTTACACAACTTCGTAAAGAGGCTCAGGCGGCGTATGACGACCTAAAGTTTCTTAATGAAGAGGCAGACGCCTTCTACGGATCAATCAAAGCGCAACAGCAAGCCCTACAACAGGATGCTGCAAAACAATGTGTTAAGTCACTCCAGGAAAACATTCCCGAGTGGTCTAACCAGCTTTATAACGACATCCGTGGTTACGCTATCAGTCAAGGTTTACCTGAAGACCAGGTTAACAATTATGTGGATCCGACAGTCATCACTCTGATTAACAAAGCCAGACTGTATGACCAAGGTAAGCAGGTAGCAACAACCAAGAAAAAGGCCGCGACCACTAAGAAGGTCCTTCGGAGCAAACGCTCCCCAGACCCTCAGGCATCCAAGAAAGCCCAAGCTGAAAAAGCCCGGCAGAGGATGGTTAAAAGTGGTGGTCGAGACTTAGATGATATTGCAGACGCCATTCTTCAGCGTTGGGAAGCATAACCTATACCCACAACGCCAATATGAAGAGGATTAACTCACAATGGCTATTTATCAGACCTATCAACAAATCGGTATCGCTGAGAACATTTCCGATCTAATTTCGGACGTGACGCCCTCAGATACCCCATTTTACAGCATGATCAAATCTGAGAAGGTACACAATCGTGTGTATCAGTATCAGACAGACTCACTTGCAGCCGCCGCAGCCAATGCACAAGTCGAGGGATTTACTGCTACATCAGGCACAGCAATCCCAACAACCATGATCAGTGGTAACACTCAGATCCTGGCAAAGACTTTTGCTGTAAGTGCAACGGCAGATGCTATAAAAGCTTACGGAAGAGCAAAAGAAACTGCGTTAACAATGACTTACAGTGCGAAGTTAAAGCAAGTAGCGTAGTATAAACTCCGTGAACTCAGGGGAAGCCCCACCACTTTTACAGTGAGGGTAATCCTGAGCGAAGCCTCAAGAGAGGAACGTGCAACGACTATCCAGAAATGGAGTACACCCAAGTGGGTGGAAGCGCGGAGGCCTATAACACATAGGCATGATATAGTCTGATCTCATGGGATAACCATGAGCGGCCCTTAGGGCGGTTAGGGCATAACGACCCCTAATGAACACAAATGACCAGCTTTCAAAAGCACTAAAAGAAATCAAGAAAGACGTAGAGTTCGCCTTTGTTGGTGCCTCAAATGCCGGTACAGCCGGTAACGCCACAACAGCACGTGAGATGGATTCAGCAGACCAGCTGATCGATGCATCAGTCACAACTGCTGGCGGTACAGCTGCGCTGACAGAAGCCATGATCACTGCATGTCACCAGGCCCTTTACAACGCGGGTGGAGATCCATCCGTTTTGATGGTGAAACCCGCAGACAGTTTGATTATCGCTGGATTTACCGGGGCCGCCGGTCGCAGTCGGGAATTCAACGATGGAAACACAACACTAACTAGTGTCGTGAATCTGCTGGTAAGCCCCTTCGGCGAACTAAAAGTGGTTCTCAACCGCCACCAGATGACCACAAATGCATTCCTCTTGGATCCATCAATGTGGCGTACAGCGACACTACGTCCGTTCACCCGGACATTGTTGGCTAAGACAGGCGACTCAGACACCCATATGGTTGTTGGGGAACTTGGCCTTATGCACAAGAATCCACTTGGCTCAGGACAAATTGACGCCCTTACCTAAGTGTAACTAATAGGAGTGGAGGGGATCCCTAGTGGATTTCGCTCTCCTTACCACTACCCCTTCACACCTACACTAATACCCAACCCTCAGAGGCTCCGGCCCCTGGGGGTTTTTCTATGCCTAAAAGGAGAATACGAATGGCAGACAAGATCAACCTAACTGGTATCAACAACGACTTTAAAGAAGAAACCGGGAACCTGGTTCGCCGGGATAGCCAGATCATTAGTCAGGGTTTCCTGGACGACCTTAAAGACAAGAGGAACGCGAGTAGAAACCACTTAGAAGGTGACTACCAACATGTGGCCTCGATCCCGGTAATCTTTGTCGAAAAGTGGCAGCGCGAAGGTTTCGATATCATGACCGACAAAAGCATCACTCTTAAACAGATAGTAGCCAAACTAAAGTCCGAAAACCTCGAAGGCTTCATGGCAACAGAAAAGAGCATCTAATGTACAAGAACAAAGGTGGACGTAAGAAATGAATTATGGCGATATCAAATCTCATTTTAATGAGTTGCTTAACCGAAGTGACATCACCCCGACACTTACCACACAGTTTGTTGACCAGGGTATTTCCCGGATCCAGAGACAACTACGCACCCCTTTGAACGAGAATGTTAGTACATATGTTATAAGCGGTCAGACACCATCGTTGACCCTACCTACAGACTTCTTAGAGATTATCTCGATCTATCATGAGTCCATTGAGTTAAAACGTGTTCCTATGGAGACATTCCGTCCCTTAGCGCAAAACCCAATGGCAGGTCGTCCTGAGGTGTTTGTACGTCAACAGCAAGACATTCAGATGCATCCTCAGCCTACCACCGGTAACGTGGTTCTTTACTATTATGGTGAATTTGCACCGATGGTACTAAACACTGATGAGAACACACTGGCTGCGGTAGCTCCCGACCTTATAACGTATGCGGCTCTAACCTACGCCGCAGACTATTATTTAGATGAGCGTGGACCGTTGTTTGAGGATAAGTTCCGGTTATTTCTTAGTGAACTACAAGCACAGTCAGACGACCAGGAGCTAAACGGTGGGGTGCAAAGTATCCAACCAATGTCACGCTACGATGATTACCAATCCACCTACATTGCTTATTAAAGAGGTAGTCGCTTCATGGCAAACTCCAGTTTCTTCAAGAACACAGGCACAAGCACCCAGCTTCAAGGCTCCGCAAGTGCATCAGCCGCAGCGGCTCTAGCTTCAGAACAAGCTGCTTTAGCCAGCGAAAATGCTTCGGCAACCTCAGAAACCAATGCTGCCGCAAGTGCCGCAGCCGCCCTTGCCAGCAAGAACGCAGCCGCATCAAGCGCAGCTTCAGCTAACTCAGACGCATCAGCAGCCTCGATTTCTGCTACAGCCTCGCAAACAGCAGCGACATCATCTTCTGCAAATGCCGCTTTGACATCTGCCGATGCCACACAGACCGCTGCCGATCGTATCCAAACCGGCCTCGACCGGATAGCCACCAGTGCCGATGCAGTCCAGACAGCAGCAGATCGTGTTCAGACCGGATTGGACGTAACGTCATCGAGCAACTCAGCAGCGGCAGCTTTATCTAGCCGGAACGCAGCGGCGACTTCTGAGACCAACGCAGCCGCTTCAGCCGCATCGTCATCTGCCGATGCCACGGCTACTGCAAGTGACCGTGTGCAAACCGGCCTTGATGCCGCTTCTACAGCCGCCGATGCCATTGCTACAGCAGCCGATAGGGTGCAAACAGGACTTGATGTTACAGCAGCGGGAACTAGCGCAAGCAACGCAGCGACAAGCGCATCAGCAGCAGCCTCAGACGCTACAGCAGCCGCAGCTTCGGCAGCGTCAGCAGCAAACAGCTACGACCTCTTCGATGACCGTTATCTTGGCTCAAAGACAGGTTATGCAACGGCTCAGACTGGCCCTGCGCTGGACAATGACGGAAATGCTCTTGTCGCTGGAACGCTCTTTTTCTCAGCCGATGCAAACGAAATGCGTGTGTACGATGGAGCAGGGTGGATTGCAGCATCTTCAGCTGGGTCATCTAGCTTAATCAATTACCACTACACAGCTACCGCTGCCCAGACCACATTCAGTGGCTCTGACGACAACAGTAATACACTCAGCTATACCGTAGATAATCTGATTGTCACAAAGAACGGTATCGTGCTTGAGACAGGCACAGATTACACAGCAACTAACGGAACAAGCGTTGTTCTTGCAGTAGCAGCCGCTGCCGGTGACGAAATCAATGTCGTAGCGTTCAAGTCATTCACGACTGCCGATATGGTATCTGCTACCAACGGTGGCACTTTCCAGTCTAATGTAACTGTGAATGGCACAATGACTGCGACTGCCTTCTCAGGTGATGGTTCTGCTCTGACTGGTATCACCATCCCAACCTTGAGTAGTCTTGGAATTGCCAATCACGACCAATTAACTGTGGATGGCTCTGGTAACGTGGATGTCACTGGCACTGTGACGGCTGATGAATTATATATCCAATCAACCAGCAACGATTCTACTGTCAACACAATACAACTTGCACCATCAACAACTACAAATGTTCAGGGTGGTTTGGGCGTAAAGTCTGGCGGCATTATTGATGTCAATGGAAATGTTAGTGTTGGTTTGCAGGTTGGTGGCACAAGATTTGTCAATGTTGTATCTGGCGGCGACATCTCCTTCTACGACAGCACAGGCGTGACGCAAGGTTTCTTCTGGGATGCCTCAACGCAGCGGCTTGGGCTGGGGACGACTTCGCCAACAAGCCAATTATCTTTTGGTGCAAATATTGGTCGTGATTTTGCTGTGTTTGAAGGTGCTGGTGGTGCTAACAAGTATGGCATAGGCATGAGTGGAGATGGTTCAGGCGGTGACCCGTTTAGAACAAAGATTTATGCTAACGGCGTTGAGAATGTTTCTATTACCTCTTCGGGAAACGTGGGCATTGGTGGTATTCCAGCGCATAAACTAGACATTATCGGAAACGGGTCACAATTAAACTTTAATGACTCAAATAGCCGAATTACATTTGCGGGTAATCGTGCGCTTGAAGGCAACACAGCAGGAACATCTCTGCAAGTTGGAGAAGGTTATACGGATATAGCCCTTCAAGGCCGTGTGACGATGCCGTATCAGCCAGCGTTCAGTGCTTTCAACCTAGCCACTGGTTCTCAGTATCCAAGTAGCTACAACACCTGGGCGACCTTTGACAGTAACCTGACTAATTTCGACAGTCCTCGATACGCCGCAGAGGTTAATGTCGGGTCACATTTTTCAACCAGCAATGGCCGCTTTACCGCGCCTGTCGCAGGCCAATATCAAATATCTATAAACGTTGCTATGTGGGTTGGTAACACGAGTTACCTAACAATTTTCAAGAACGGCCAGTACAATTCACCGTACCAACTCGTGTATAACGCCGATTTAGGCGCGTATCAGAACATGACAATGAACCGCGTGATGACACTGGCCGCTGGTGATTATATTCAGCCGGGTTTCTACGCAAGCAGCGGTTCTTACGCTACATATATTCCCGGCGGCGGATACATTCAATTTAGCGGCTACCTCATCGGCTAACTCAACGGAGTAAAACAATGACACAAACAATACAAATCGAACTGACAGGCACTCAGTTCAAAGGACTAGAATACGCTGCATTGTCTCCGCAAGAGTGGGCTGAGAACGCAGTGACTGAACGTGCAAGGATTGCTAACGATGAAATCGTGCAGCTAACAGTCCAGCATTGCCTAGACAACGGCATCCAAGTACCAGCGACACGTGAGTTAATCGTTGCCTACGCATTTGATAACGACATCGTGAAGACCGCAGCAGTTCGCAACGCAGAGGCTGAAGCACAAGCCCTCCCAGCAGCGGAGTAACCCCACATGACAAAAGCGAATGACCTCGCCTCCTTACTGGACGCGAATGGGGACGTTGTGTCTAGCGCATTGGACAACGTACCGCCATCCAACGATGCGTCTGCACTGTCCACAGGCACTCTTCCAGACGGACGGTTTCCAGCAGTTCTACCAGCGGTATCCGGTGCAAACCTGACGAACCTTCCTGTCTCCACCCCAACGCTAACCAGCTTGGGCATAGACAACCACGACCAAGTGACCGTGACTGCTGGCGGCGCAGTGAGTGCCACTAGCTTTGCTGGGGATGGCTCTAGTCTCACTGGTATTCAAGCTGGGGCAGGGTACTTCTCAGGGAACAACGGTGCGACTGGTGATACCACAAATGGCAAGGGTGACATCTTCCGTGTTCACTCGCAGACACTCACTCAGAACGTAACCATAGGCTCGACAGACAACGCTTTGGCTGTTGGCCCTTTAACGATTGACAGTAGCACTACGCTGACCGTCAACGGAAATCTGACGGTGGCATAGATGGCTTCGATATTAAATGTAGACCAAATCAATAACGCGGCAGGGACATCTGCTGTTACGATTGACCCAAGCACAGGCAAGCCATCGTTTCCGAATGGTGCGAACTTGCCAGCGGGTAGTGTGGTTCAAGTGCAAACAGCATCCAGACTTGGCACTTCAAGTATTTCCATATCTTCAAACTACAGCTACCTATACACAAACAACAGCGTTTCAATTACACCATTGTTTGCTAACAGCAAAATCATAGTCCAAGTACACGGTGGCAACTTATTTTGTAATGCATCTGACATACGAGGGTTTGCCACAATATATAGGTCAGTTAGTGGACAGTCTGATTTAGAAATGTCAAATGGAGCGCAGACGGGTTTAGTCAATAGCTATATGGGTAGTAGCAACCATATGTCATCAGTAGTGTGCGGCGCAGTTGATTCATCATTAGTGAACAATACAACCCCACACATATATAAGTTGTATATTGCTAAGAATGGCTCTGGAACAATCTACTTTGATTACGACA